CAATTATTTAACGCGCTTGTTTCTAATGATGAAGCGCAAATTCAAGATTTTACAAATGCAGCTTTAGATGAAAAACTTAGATTGGCATTTGATATTCGTAAGGTTGGTCTTACTGCAAATATTTTTAATCAACCCGTAGTTGAATCTTCTGATATTGAAGAAAATAATTACGAAAGATCAATGAAGGCGAGAATGGCTATTAGTAATACTAAAACTTCCATTAAAGCTAAAGAAGCTACTTTGGCTTCATATCAACAGTCGCCGAAGGCTTCTACGCCTGAATATAGAGAAAAGATTGCAAAGGTCAAGGATAAACTTGAAGATTTGAAATATATATTGAAGAATCAAGAATCATATTTACGAAGAATACAATCTCAAAAATAATGAAAGATTTAATCAACACTTCTTATAATATATTAATCGGTGCTAATATATCCGAATCTGTTGAACTTGATGAAGCTAAGTTAGAGAAGCCTAAAGGTACCCCTCTTGAAATTCAAAATCAATTGGGTACAATGATCGCAACGGCGAAAACCATTAAAGGTATTTCAGATGATGAATATATGTCATGGTATAGCAATCTAGATGATAAGACATACGACAGATGGGAAAAGATGGTGAAGGCTGATCCACAATATAAGAAAGCATATAAACTCGGAACACAAGGTGGTTCTGATAAATCTCCATTTCCAAAGGGAACATTCGCAGCGGCTATTTGGTCAAATGAATATGCAGCTGGTGCAATGGACTCATAATTAAAAATGAAATTAATCACAGAACATTTAGAATCGGTAGAATATATTACCGAAGCAAAAGATAACGGCGAAAAGAATGTTTTCATTGAAGGCGTTTTTATGCAAGCCGAACAAGAAAATCGCAACAAAAGAATTTATCCAAAGTCTGTCCTCGAGGCAGCATGTAGTAAATACATTACGGAACAGGTTAAAACTGGAAGAGCTGTAGGTGAATTAAATCACCCAGAAGGTCCTCAAATTAACCTTGATAAAGTTTCACATCGCATTACTGAACTTAATTGGAAAGGTAATGATGTTGTTGGAAAAGCACTAATTCTTGACACACCAATGGGTAAAATAGTGAAAGGTCTCGTTGAAGGTGGTGTTAAGCTTGGTGTTTCAAGTCGTGGTATGGGTACAGTTGAGAGAAGAGAAAATAAATCGTATGTTAAGGATGATTTTATTCTTAATACGATTGATATTGTTCAAGATCCCTCTGCTCCATCAGCCTTCGTTGAAGGTATTATGGAAGGTGTAGAATGGATTTGGGATAATGGTCTTCTAAAGCCTCAACAAATTGAAAAATATGAGACAGAGATCAGAAAAGCGTCGACGAAACGCCTCTCAGAGGCACAAGTAAACGTTTGGCAAGATTTCCTCTCCAATCTCTAATCTAAAAAAGAAAGTAAATATATGTCAGAAGATATTATTGAAGACATCACTGAAGAAGCTTTACTTGAGGATCAGGAGCTTGTGCAGGATACTGCCGAAGAAGTTACTGAACAACAAAGCTATTCTGATGCAATTAAAAGCATTCTTCTAGGAGAATCTAAATCATCTAAGAAAGAGTCCGAAGACGAAGACGAAGATGAAGAAGAAATGGAAGAAGGCTATAAAAAGAAAATGGAATCTGAAGATGAAGACGAAGAGTCCGAAGACGAAGATGAAATGGAAGAAGCTGCTAAGCCACCTACTGCAACTGGTGATGCTACAACTGCTGTTATCGTTAAAGATGCAGAAGCTGAAGCTGCTGTTACAGCTGCTGATATTAAAAAATCAACAAAAGCTGGTGAACAACCAAAAGCAGTTGGTGATGCAAAATCAGTTAAACCAACTGATGAGACAGATTCAATAAAATCTGTTAGTAAGGCATCACACACTGGAGCAAGTGCAAAAACGGAAGATCTCGATCTTCTTATTTCTGCTGAAGCAAATCTAACCGAAGATTTCAAAGCAAAGGCATCTATATTATTTGAAGCTGCCGTATCTCAAAAGATTGTTGCTGAGAAAGCTCGTTTAGAGGAAGAATACGAACAAAATCTGATTGAAGAAGTTACTGAAATTAGAGAAAGCCTTATCAATAAGATTGATGACTATTTAAATTATGTCGTCGAATCATATATTGAGGAAAATCAAATTCAAGTAGATTCTAAATTGCGTACTGAAATTGCTGAAGACTTTATGGGTTCTCTTAAGAATCTATTTGTTGAAAGCTATATTGAAGTACCAGAATCAAAGACTGATTTGTTCGATGAACTCGAAAGTGAAAATGCAGCTATTAAAGAAAGTCTTGAATTAGCAGAAGCTGAAGCTCTTGCACTTTCTGAAAAGGTTGAATTGCTTTTACGCGAGAAAATTCTTTCAGAGCAAACTGAAGATCTTACATCTACACAAATTGAAAAGATGAAAGCTCTTACTGAAGAAGTTGAATTTGTATCTGAAGAAGCATTCGCTGAAAAAGTTACAACTATCAAATCCTCAGTCTTTTCTTCCGCAGCATCTCAAGAAATCTTCGAAGATACAGATTCCGAAACTGAAGTAATTGTAGAGGGCGAAGTTGGTATTAATCAAAATATATCATCTGATATGAAAAAGTATTTGTCAGCTCTCACAAGAATTAAAGAAAACAATCCCCACGGTAAATAATTACCACACTTACAACAATATAAAAGAAAGAAACAATTATGTTTAACGCAGAAAATGATATTAAAAAGTGGGCACCAGTGCTCGAGCACGTTGATGCGCCTGCTATTCAAGATAACTACCGCAAGGCTGTAACAGCTAAGCTTCTCGAAAATACTGAAAATGCTCTTAAGCAAGAAGCTGCTCAGTATGGTTCTCTTAACGAAAATAACCAAACAACTGGTGCTGTAAGCAATTTCGATCCAGTTCTTATCTCACTTGTACGTCGTGCAATGCCAAATCTTATCGCTTATGATATCGCTGGTGTTCAGCCAATGTCTGGACCAACTGGTCTTATCTTCGCGATGAAGAGCCGTTATAACGACGGTGCTAACGAATCTCCAGTAAATACAAAAATTACTACAGGTGATACAGAAGCATTCAGACCTGATGATGGTGCTGGTGATACAGGCGAGCCTAACACAGCTTTCTCTGGAGCAGCTAGCGCTTTAGCTGGTGTTGCTGGTGAAGCTATGACTAAGGATGCTGGTGAAGCACTTAGTGGTTCTGCTTTCGGTGATATGGGTTTCACTATCGAGAAAGCAGTTGTTGAAGCTAAGACACGTGCTCTTAAGGCTGAATACACAATGGAGCTTGCTCAAGATCTT